CCACTGCAAAGACCCAGATTATCCTGGGAACCAACGGCTCCGGTAAGTCGAGTCTGTTGAAGATCGGTTTTACAGTATTGCCTGGTGAGGCACGTGACTTTGAGAAAGGTCAGGGAGCATATAAACTCCTGCATGTGTCCAATAACGGAAAGCACTACGAACTGCGTACGGATTTCAGCGGTAAGAACCCCCTGCACAGCTTCATCTGCGATGATGAGGAACTGAACGTCGGTCATACTGGTGCAGTTCAGAAAGAACTGATCCGTGAGCACTTTGGAATGACCCAGGAACTCCATAATGTCCTGACAGGTCAAGTCAAGTTCACTGAGATGAATTCGATTGAACGTCGTGACTGGATCACATTGTTGTCGTCTGCTGACTTCAACTATGTGATCAAGCTTCATGGTCGGATCAAACGTGCTGCACGTGACACAGCAGCAGTGATCAAGCACCTCTCCGGGCGTCTGGTCAATGAGACAGCGAAGAAGATCGACGATGAGACATTCCAGGCTCTGCGCAAGCAGTCTGAAGAAACTCACCGACAGTTGATCAAGCTACACCAGCACTCGAACCGTGAAGGTCTGTTGAACTCCTTTGCTGAGTACGAACACATGTACCATTCTTACGTCAGTGAGATTGATAACATGATCGTCTTTGCAGAGAAACATCGAAGTGTTATGCCGTCCTCCCTATCGTCCAGTGACATGGACGTTGTTGTCGAGACCATGGAGGCTATGAAGTCTCGTGTCAAGATGCTGGAGGCCGCCTTGCAAGAAGTTGAGGCTCAGTATCAGGAAGTCGATAAGCAGCTTTACGACATCAATGAACTGGAAGGGGTCGATCCTAAGGCACTGCACGAACAACTCGCGGAACTGAAGCAACGCAAGGAAGATCTCCAGAAGACATTCTCTTCCGGAGTCAACCCAGAGCGACTCCCAGTTCATTCTTATTGTGGTGAAATCGTAAGTGAGGTAGTTCAACTGCTCCATGAGGTAAATGCATCGGACGAAAGTCTGAGCGATCGTTCCCTCGTGGCGCAGAAGCAATCCGAACTCTCCGAACTCCAGAATAAGTTAATGGCCGGTACTGCTAGGATCAGTGAATTGGAGTATCGTCTCAACCACATCCAGAACTGCAAGGCGATCAACTGCCCTAACTGTAACCATACCTTCAAAGAAGGTGTGAGCGGCGATGAAGAAGCGTCTATCCGACAACTTCTGAATAAAGGGTATGCGTTCAAACAGAGTATGGATGCTAAGATCCTCGATGTCACTGAATGGATACAGGCAGCTCGCGCAGCTGAACAGGTCATGTCAGCGCTGTATTCGATCCGTGATCGCAATCCTGATCTGGTAGAGCTGTGGACGTCCATTGCCAATGCCGGTGGTTTCGCCAAGGGGCGTGTACTCGTTAAACAGTGCAACTCCTTCATTCAGGATGTTCTGACCAGTTCTCGTATCCGTGTGGTTGACCAGGAAATGGCACCCATCGTTGAGAAGCTTGACCAGCTAAGGCAACTGGATGGTTCGAACCAACTGAGAACAGTGGCGAATGCCTTAAGTTCCCGTGTCCTGGATCTCAAGGAACACCTGCTGGAATCCAAGCGGCAACTCAGCGATATCTTCAACTTCCATCAGAACCTGATTGCGGCTCGTGAGTTTTCTGAGAAAGCTCGTGAGTACAAGGACAGGGTCAGTGGATTACTCGACGAGATGGTTCGATTCACCGTGGTTGAGGAGATTGATCTTCAAGTACGTCGTTGCCAATCTCAGTTGGGTTTGTTGGAGCAATCATTGGCTGAAGCCGAGATCCAAATCGGTATTGTCAATGACCTGAACCGATCGCTACAAGAAGCAAAGAATGAAGAACTCGCCCTTATCGAACTGGAGAAGTTACTGTCTCCAAGAGACGGTATTATCGCCGAACAGATCATGGTGTTCATCAATACCTTCATTGACTCCATCAACAACGTCATTGCGAAAGTCTGGGGTTACAACCTCGCTCTCGACAAATGTGACATTGAAGATGGTGAACTGAACTACAAGTTTCCGATGTACGTTCACTCGACTGAAAACACTATCCCTGATATTGAGTTCGGTTCCGATAGTCAACTCGACATCGTGAATCAGGCTTTCCGTCTGGTGGTGTACAAGTTCCTCGACTTGCAGGGATATCCTCTGTACTTGGATGAACTCGGTCGTACGTTCGATGAAGTCCATCGCCTCAACCTGACACTGGCTCTGAAGGAATTGTTCGATGATGAAATGTACTCCCAAGTATATCTCATCAGTCACTCGTTCGAGGGGCAGAACAGTTACCCGAATAGTCAGATTGCGGTGATCGATGACTCCCATGTGTCTCTGAAGCGAGAGTACAACACACACGTCAGCATCATTTAAGGAGAAGTCCCAATGTTGATCCCCAAGAACAGTCTGGAGTTCTTCATTGGGGCCGCTACTCGCGGTTCTGGTGAAAACAAGTGGTGTGCCCCAGGTCGAGATCTCCCTTACCTCTATCGTCGTAAATTCCAGCTCCATTCGGAGTGCTCCATCGAACCGGATCTGGAGACGTGGAAGAAGTTCGGTATGGTCTACTGTCACGTTGACGGCGTTGGACCTGCTATCATGAGTATCAACGAGATGATCAAACACCTGGGTGAGAAAGAAGTCATTAACTGTCTGAAGTCTTGTCCAGGGATCTACCTCAAAGAAAGCAAGGATGCAGAACTGGACAAGCTTGGCTGTCCACGATAACGACATAGAGAGGAGGCCTAGCCTCCTCTCTATGCTGTCAGGCCAGTTCTGGCTCACCAGTACCTTCGAGAAGACTCTCGTCATTGGCCGAGAACTTCGACGCAACGATCAACTGGAAACGATCCAGTGTGCAAGATACGTACAATACACCCTCGCGGACCAGACGAGTCAGCTCGACAGGGACTGCCGAATCTGGAGTCATGTCTTCCGCCACTGCCAACATCTCTGCCAGACGCAGAACGAAGCGACGAGTTTCCGGAGACATGCGTCCGAAGTCCACCGACGTGGAATCCACGTTGATGTAGTCTTCGTAACGCTGACCGAACTGGACGATGCCGTCACGGTTGTAAGGACCGCCAGTGACAGTTACCGAGATAGCGCGATGGGCAGCACCGAACAATTCAGCATTCTGGTCAATGAACTCATCAGTGTATCCTTCACCACGTACCAGGCGTTTCAGTTCAGCAGCTGCCTTGACAATGCTGACGGACGAAGAATACATACCTGCTTCAAGGGTACGGTTAGGAATGGCGTACTCGTTCCACATCGGCACAAAGATGAACTCGGTCGATGTGAAGATCTCAGGGAAAATGGCAGCCCATTCCTCTTTGGTATGGGTGCTGTTCTCCAGGATATGGTCACGGATCGCTTCCTTGATAGAGTCGACGTTACGACCAGCGATACCGTAGATCACAAGAGACCAGTAGGTAGCGATTCGAAGATCCACATCGGTCGGATCAATCGGGTCGAACCACTCGAACATCTCACTCTGGAGATACGTATCTGGATACCCTTCTTTCGCAGCCTGGATCAACGCTATGGTTTCATCAGGGGTACGTTCTGCCAATGCTGCTTTGACAGCTGCACGGCCCATGAAAAACACATCGAGTTCATCGGTAGGGCCGACAACTTCGATCTGGTATTCATCGAACTGCTGCTCGAACTGTTCGGTGGCGTACCAGATGGTGTATTGAATCTCGTCGTCGGCAATGTCACGAATCTGGATAACACCAGGCATCCAGACATTCGACTGAGCCTCCACCATGGTCCCTACAGACCAGATGGCATATTGAGACCCGAATTGCTGAATGAATGCTGTACGGAAGGATTCGATGGACGAGTTGAAGGCACCTGCCATCGCTCGTTCGAGTGCCCACTTATTGATGAGCAGGAGCTTTGCGACCAGGACAGGGTCGGCTTGAACGGCCTCGCTGTCTTTAGTAGTCGAAAACACCACCATGGAGTGTCCCGGTGTGGCTGCCGACGTCAAATATTCCTTTTCACGCGAATAGGTGAGTGCCATGGGCGAGAGTTCACCCACCGGAGCGACTACGGCACGCGTGTTGTCGATCAGCGCGGCAATCTGACCAAACGCCTTGAGTTTATACATATTTGTCTCCGGTGTAATTGCCACGTAAACTATGACAATGTTAAAAATAACAAGAAACGTCCATACCATTCCGGTAATAGGGTGCCACGAGAAGCCATGGGATCAGTAACGCTGTTTAAGATGCTGAAAGCGCTGGCTCTCTTTCTCCGAGAGATGTGGCTACGCGATCGGACGTTCAGACAGTTTGTACATGAGAATCTGCCTTTAATCTTCACAAGCACAGGCTTTGTGGTGATGGCTGCGTTGTTCTTCCATGTGATCCTGATTGTTAAAGATCAGGAGAAGACCATTGAAGACCTGACTCGATCACAAACTGATCTGCGTCAACAAATTGATGAAAAAGTACCATATCTAACCGATCAGCTTGCCTGGTACAAAGAGAAGTATTACGACCTTAAGGCCGGAACCGGGCAACAAAACGTTAAGGAAGAAAGGGCTAGTACTAAACCAGTTCAGCCAAAACCACTTCCAGCACCTCGCCAGAAACCTGAGAATCCGCCGGTTTCTAATCGACCACCGTCCAGCGATATGGTTGAACGCTGGAGAAGACTTAGCGAATAGGTCTATATCATGAAAAAACCAGGAATACTAACAGGGAGTCGTTTCTTCGCCGTTATGTGGATTGGTGTCGCTCTAGGATCGTGCACGGTTGTGCAGAACATCGATAGCAGGTCGAATAACTTCTATTCGCTATCTGCAGCGCAGACATCTGATGACTGTGGTGAATTCAAGCGACAGATCCGTCTAGGACACAATAAGCCAATATTCCCAAGGGTGGACATCACTCAGCTCGCCCCCGACGAAGTCAATGATGTCCTTCTTACCTACGCCGAGAAACTCAAGACATACATTCACAACGAAGAGACGTACGTGAACGAAGATATCCTTCAGTACAACTCCAAGTGCCAGAAACTGGTCAATGAGTTTTTCAAAATGGACTCTACATATCCCATGGGAATGGGAGATGTATTGTTTTCTAATAAGGTACAATGATGTCTGAGTTGAAGGATAACACCGTATCAGTCAGCTACAACGGGGTCTTGTATGCTGACGGAGGCTTTTACAGCACAGAACGTGCTGGTGGATGGGGTTTGCACGGATACGTGTTCTCTCCAGAAGCCTCACCGGAAAGTAACAAAGGCAGTGGTGTACCGGGTTCTACTCCGACCGTTAATGGTTATTCTGACAGTAAAGATGAAACCAAAGCGGTTGTGATCAAGAACTACGTCGATAGTTTTGGTGGTGTACCGGGTGCCGGAAGCAATAACCATACCGAACTATTGGCGGCCAAAGAAGCATTGACTTATGCTCTCGATAAAGGTCTGAGTCATACGCTTATTTATTCCGATTCGAAGTACGTGGTCAATGGTATCAATCAGTATCTTGATCGCTGGAAACAAACCGGCTGGCGTAACCGCGATGGCGACGAGATTTCCAATCGTAAGGATTGGGAGGCAGTCGATTCATTGCTGAGTCGTCTCCGTGACGCCAACAACCAGGTAACACTGACGTGGATCAAGGGGCACAACGGCCATATCGGAAACGAGAAGGCTGACCAATGGGCCAGTAAAGGCAATTGCATTGGCTTGAACGACCTCTCGGTTACCTATAAATTCGAAGAGCAGCCCGAAGGGTACTGGAAGAGCACTGTGAACTACAATCGCATGCTTGATCAACCTAAGTGGTATTTCAGTTCTGACAAGACCGACCGACAGTTCGACAAGGATGGCCGCCACATCTACTGGACAGGACAGCACGGCGACGACGAAGACGTAGCCAAGCCCCAATCCGACAGCAGTAACGCGGTTTTATTCTTAAAAGAACCAATCGATGTTCTCGAGAGAGTCCGTGATCATTTCGTGAAGAAGGATGATATCCAGGTAGGCCATCTGTACATCGGCGCCATGCGTACGCTGACCAATGCAGCGGTCACCGAAGACATCATTCGGTTTGGCTTGGGTGTCTTCAAAGGCAACAAAGCTAACCATAGCCTTCAGACGGACAAACGTGCTCAGTTGATTCATCATGCGACCCCGACAGGTCTCTACTTTTACAACGTAGATAACCTCTCTGCCATGACGACCATTCTGAAACAGTATCTCGATGGGGATAAGTCCATCATTTCCACCGACCTGACAGACCTACTCTATGAGTCGATCGAGAAGAAGGGGAAAGTGACTCGCAAACTTCGTAAGGAAATCACCAACACGGTGAAACACCTCGACGTAAGCGTTAACTTCAATACCGCTGTAGCTCGTGAACTCAGGGCGATGACTGTAGTACCATTCAGTAAGACGAAAGTCAGGCTGATCATGGGCTCAGACATCATTGGTCGAAATGCGCTGTCGGCACTCGCTGATGTTGTTAAGCGAGTGGAAGTCCTGACCTGGCGTGAATCTGATTCGGTCTTCCGTTACGCTACTGTAATTGAGACTGATGACGATATAGGTCTTTGGACTAATCCGTTCGGCAACTTCAAACTCGTGAAATAAAAAGGGCTCGGTTTATGTACCGATCTGTTGCGATAAACCAATCTCACGGTTTCTGGCAAACCTGCAAGCGAACACTGTTTGTAGCGAGCCTGTACTTCCGTCTGATCCGTAACTACGACCCTGACGAGTCTCTCCTGGCAGAATTCAATCGCCTGTTCTACCTGGTCAACGACCCACGGTCATTAACGTTGCCAGCGATGGCCGCCAAAATGCTGTGGAAAGATAGAATGGTGGATAAGGTGGTAGAGGCCTGTGAGCGTAGAGAGTACAAGCAAGCGGTGGAGTATGTGTACGGCAGGATACCAAGATGGTTACGGTATCTGGACCGTGAGACTATGCTCCGAGACGTCGAGCAAGTACTTCGTCAGTCTTACCAGCATCACGAGCAAACCGTCTGAGACGACATAGATGGGAGGGACAGGTGCCCTCCCATCATCTATGTCGCTGGCCTTATTTTTTCAGCATCTTCACGGAGTCTTTGAGGGACTCGGAGAACTGACGGATGCGGAACAGTAGGACACCATAAGCTTCCATTTCGCGGGCCAGTTCCAGGGTGATATCGATCAGTTCCTGAAGTGCGGCCTTGGAGATGGAGTCTTTACCTTCAGCCATCGGTACGATGGTGTTGGCAAGTTGCATGGTGCGGTCGATCGCTTCCAGTACCTTGCTAGCCGGATGGGCTTTGTCAAGGGCGATGGCATCGTTGACGTTGTTATGTACCTGAGGAATGTCAGCAGTTCGTTCAACAACAGCACCCAGGGTACGAGTGATGTGGTTACTACGGCCGTCAAAGAAGGTCTTGCCGATGTAACGCATGGCTTCGTCGAGACCCATGTTGGTCTGACCGCTATGACCTACGCCGGAAAGGGCCTTGAGAAGCTCAGGATCGTTGATCAGTCGACCCAACGTATCATTGAACGACCGGATCACGAACTCGCTCTTAGACGCCTTCTGCATGGCTTCCTTAAGACAGGCGCTGTAAGGCAGCCATTGACCAATGAAACCTTCAGGTACGACGATCTCTTTCGTGGCAGATTGAACGTAACCGTAGTGGGAAACCACGCTGTTCATGTCACCGCTGGCAACCTTGAAGGAGGCCAGAGCTTCGAACTTCACTTTCTTGAAGAACTGACCTGCTTGATCCATGAACTGGTTAAAGCGGCGCTTCGGATCGAAGTTCAGAGCACCGATGGCCAGACCTTCCATGGAGATTACTCGAGCGAGATTCTCCAGGTCTTCCAGGGATGCGGTGGCAAAATTGTCGGATGTGTCGATGCTCATTTAAAAGCTCCGTGTTAAAAGAAAGATGTTTTTCATATCGTTTGCGTAATAACTTACACTCCATCATGGTAAAGAGGCATCATGTCTAATCCATTCGCAAAATTCAAGAAGGCGCCTTCCATCCGTCCCATGTGGAACATCGGTGCTCTCTTTGATATCCAGACAGGCAAGTATTACAAAGGTAAGCATGGCGAATCGATCCTGTGTGGTGGTCTGAACCACTTCACTGGTGTTGCTGGCCTACCCAACATGTTCAAGACAGTGATTTCTCTGTTCCAAGAAGGTTCGGTCATGAACCGAGTCTCCCTGGCCATTATGATGGCGCATGACTCAGAGAATACGCTTTCTCCAGGCCGTATCCATAACGTCTTCCGTCAATTCCCCGAGCTGTTTGGTAAAGATCTGGTGGAAGAAGGTCGTATGTTGTTCACCGATGCCAACACATATACCGGTAACGGTTGGTGGAATGCCATGCGTGAATACGCCGATGATCGACGTGCTGACAAATCAATCTTGATCACCACCCCGTTCATGGATGAGACTTCTGGCGAACTGATCAAGATTCCATCCCCGACACTCGTCTTCCTCGACTCTCTGTCAGGCCTACAGACCGAAGGAGTCATGGACATGTACGAGAAGGGCGACGTCGGTGGTAAAGAATTGAACATGGTCGCCATGAAAGGCGCTGGTGCGAAGAGTCAGCTGATCGACCAGGTAACTGGTGTGACCGGTGGTTCTGGCGTGCATTTCCTGATGACTGCTCACGTCGGTCAGGAATACCAGCTCGACATGTACAAGCCGAACGTCAAGAAACTCAAGTTCCTCAAAGGCGACCTCAAGCTCAAGAAGGTGCCGGAAAACTTCAGCTTCCTAACTGCGAACTGCTGGTACTGTGTATCCCTCGTTCCGATGATCGATGGTGATAAGTTGCCTGAGTTCCCGCGTGACGATGAAGACGATCTGAAAGGCGATACCGACCTGATCTGCATCACGCTGGTCAACCTGCGTGGTAAGTCGGGGCCGTCGGGTATCCCGTTCGAAGTGGTAGTCTCTCAGTCCGAAGGTCTCAAACCCTCGCTGACCGAGTTTGTGTACTGCAAGGGCTTCGACTACTACGGTATCTCCGACAAGGACGGTAACAAGGCGAAAGGCAAGCCTAACTTCCGTCTGGATATCCATCCGTCGGTGAACCTAACCCGTAAATCGATCCGTCGTCTGATGGAAACGGATTCTCGCCTGCAGCGTGCCATGAACATCACGGCTGAGATGTGCATGATGGCTAACCTCTGGCATGACCTGCCGGAAGGCCTCCTGTGCTCCCCTCGTGAACTGTACGAGGATATTGCTGCTCATGGTTATGACTGGGAACTGCTGCTCGATACCCGTGGCTTCTGGTTGCCGCTGGAAGAGAAAGGCGCCTACGCTGACATTCCGTTCCTGTCCACCATGGATTTGCTGAACATGCGTAAGGGCACCTACCGCCCGTATTGGTACGATGCAGCTGTCAAGGCGAAAGAGAAGTCCTTTGCTTCAGTTGCTAATGCTACTGAGGCGGTAGCCGGAACTTCGACCGAAAAGAAAATGACTGCCGCTGAGTTGATCAAAAAGATCTCTGAGCGTCAGGATGCCAAAGCATCCTAATCATCTGAGGATCTCTGCGGATGAGGCAGAGATCCTTTTAACCCCAACATTAATCGGGAGGACCTCCCATGAGCACTAACGTGGTCGCTGCCGTAGTTGATCTACTGGCAGAGAAAAACCCCAGTGCTGCGACCCGCTTCACGCGGCAGTTTCGCAGCACTGCCAATACGGACAAAGATGAAATCGTCGCCCTGAATCGTTTCTGGCGCGATCAGCTCTCGTCCCTGCATGTTTCCACCATCTCGGAGCGCGCCTGCTTGGTAGATGACATTGCCACTCGCGATTGGCTGCGTCACTTCCGTCTGCTGGTACTGCCTCTGATCGTCAAGAACGATCTACCCACCGTACATTGAGGAACCGCTATGGCCAGTCGCAAACAGGTCACTGACTTCATTGTCGAATCTATCGCGGGTATCATTCCGGGTGACCGTTATAACGCTGACCTCATGAAACAGCGCCTCGATGAGATGTCTGACTCTGAGTTTGACGTCTATATCCGGTCACTCGCGAAACCAGCCGATGACGAAGATTTGGTCAAACAAGAAATCCTGCCATTTGTCATGCCTAACCTGAAGGATCCTCGTGTCACGATGGAAAACCTGATGGCGGTGGCAGATAAGATTGGCTACGAGTTCTTCGAACAACTTTGGCTGACTGATCCTCACACCAAGTTAACCTACTTGACCCCGCAGAAATACCTGACGCTGCACATGACGATTCGTCGACAAGCACAAATGCTGACGAAGAAGTCGTCCATCCCGGCTGACTCACGCCACGTAGATGAGATGTCTGGACAGGTAACGGGTAAGTCAAAAGGTTCCAAGATTTCGTTCCCCGAACTCCAAGCTCAATTGTCGCACGGTCTTGAAAACACTCTCATCGAAGAGATCAAAGTCAGGGGTGGTGATAAGCTGGCCCAGAACGAGTTCGACCGTCAATTGATCGAGCACGGGGAAGCCAGTATCGAAGACGTCACCGCTGGTGGCGGCGTTACTCAGTCAACGTCGACCGTTGCGATCTTGTATCGCGGTATGATGATCGACAACAACCTGGATGAAACCTAAATGTCCTTTGCCGATGTAAACGCTCGACAGTTGAAAGGTCACCTCAGTTCTATCAAAGACTGGTGCAACATCTTCTTCAACGACAGTGCCAACATCGCGCTCGACCTGAGAACCAAAATCATCGAAGAAGATCTGCTTGAACTTCGCCGTGTTCGGTGGTTCTCTCTCGCATCGGGTCCAGAGCTGGAAAAGCTCTGGACCCGTTATGTCGAACGCACTGATGAAGAAAACCCTGAGGTCCGTGAATCACTCATGGACTTCGTGATGAACGGTGCGTCGTACATGGTACTGCACAATCCCATCTCGGATACAGACAGTAAGTCGTTCATTACACACCTGGCTCAGACCATCTCGTGGCCCCATCGTTCTCCACTGACGCCCAAACACATGAAGGAATACACCACCGACATGACTGCCGTCATTACGATGTTGACGGACAACCACTGGGTGATCTTCCTCTTTCTTTTGGCCTGGTCTGATCTCAAGTAGATTTGGCAATACATTATCCTTAGGAGAAGTCTATGGAAGGTAGTGCGTTTAACCTACTCCTGGACATGGACGCCCTGTTCGATACACGAATGGGGACGTTAATCGATATAAATCCAGAAGTATCCAAACACCTGGATTTGATGGTTTACCGGAACCGTCAACTCGATGACTTTGAGAAGCTAACGAATGGTGCTATCACCAACGAGGTGTTCAAAGAGCGTTACTCTCGTCGTGACCAGACCATCCTTCAGAACAGCATGACTACTGGGATAGTCCCGATCCTGATGAATTACATCGACAGTCTGAAGGAACGTTTCTTCAGAGGCGTGGATGTATCAGAGATCCGAGTGGACATCAACATGCATCCTTACTTTCTGCCGGGGCCTACGACAGAGATGATCAAGGGATGTCTGGAATCTCTGTTACCACCCTACGCCAATGTTGGTGTGGTCAGTCTGTCCCCTTCCGAAATGTCACCCGGTCAGATGGAATACCTCTATAACGGCTGGATCACTTATGACTTTCACACATGGTTGGAAGCTCATCATGAGCAACTCCTGGTGACCCCGCTTAACGGGCTGACGGTCATACTCCCCAGGATCTTTGTTGAAGATCCTGGGGAGAGAGTGGTCAAGGAAGAAGAAGGGGATTTCAAACCAGAAGATCGACATGGTCACTTTGAAATGATCATGGAAGAGTACGTTCACCTGGAACACATCCCGGTGAGTGATTACTGCTTCTTACTGCCTGGTACGTATCGTCTGCCCGACGATGGTCAAGCTCAATTCTCGTCTTCATCTTCCTGAAGTAGCGAAGCCTCACTGGCATTGATGTCGGTGAGGAACTTATCTACGTCGACTGGCTGTGTACCTTGGGCCATGAGTCCGGGTACCAGTTCAGGACGAGGAAGAATAGTGACAGTGTCACGTGCCACGGAAACGAGAGACGGGCTACCAGGCAAATCGACCGACACGAACGGGTTCTTGCCGTCGAGCATACGAAGCAATTCGTTCTGGGCTTGAGCCAGTCGTTCGGATTCACCGAGCTGCCGTTCTTCCACGTCAATCTTCCGAGTGGTCAGTGCAGCAGTATCAAGGTCGCGCAGCAACTGCATGAACACTTGACTGTCTTTATCCGCTTTAGGTACGCCTTGTTTAAGCTCTTGCTTAACCATGGCGATACGAATCTTTTGCGTGGTCTTAATGACATCGGTCGGGTCGACAGATTCATTGATGATCATGGGAGCATCACCCAAGAATTCATCATCACCGACAGGCATCAGATCGCCTTCAATTGGGTTGATGGTGTTCACCAGAAATCTCCGAAAAAGTTAGTCTTTTCATAAGATCGGCTAACACTAAGGGGCAAACATGTGGAAATGGTTTCTCAAATGGTTCCGGAAGAAGGACAGTGAGCCTACCGAGGGAGCTACAATCTACGACAATCTATTCACTCAACTAGGAGATCTCGATGAATTAACCAAGAAAGAATTCAGTGTACGTAAAGCTCGAATGGTGTCTATCCGAGTGGCCTCTTCAGATCTTGAAGATCTGAGTGACCGCCTGATCGATGCAGCGGCAGTGGTCAGTGACCAAGGTTATTTCTCCGATCAATGGAAATACCCCGTGACTTTCCGGACTGTTGGTTTCGAGTCGTTCATCAGCGATGCCAATCACTTGATCCATCCCTTGGACTGGGTACGTGAACATCGGCATCATATCCTTAAGCTGTTAGATTCGTTCGGGAAACTGGACAAGGCTGACAGTCCGTATTACCAAAGAAAATGCAACTTCGTCATCGAGGATATCCTGGCCGTCATGGTCGCTTCACGAGGATGTCTACGATAATCATCCAGGTACTTACCAATGAGCAAAGAACAAGTCCGCATGATGAATGCGAGGGACAAGCTCGTCGAGGAGTCACAAACTCCATTGACGCGTCTGTTCAGACTTCTTCTTGGAAAGATGGAGATCGGGCCAGAGAAGTGGAACACCCGCCTCACTCTCTTCTTGAAGAGTCCTTTGTCGCGTGTCCGTAAAACGGCTAAAGATATCGGTCAGGAGCGTAATAACTTCAACCGAGCAATTGCCAAGCGTGATGTCACATGGAAAACGTTTCAGAAAGCCGTGCAAATCATCGGCCCTAAACGCTATTCTATGAGTATCACCATGGAATTGAAGGACGGGTCGTTAATTACCGTCGAAACGCCTATGGGGAAAAACCCCTACTCGGACATGGACTCTCTGCAAATCGCTGTTGCTGGCGGGATGAACTCCTCCAGCGATATCACTAACTATGACGCTGACGATGCCGACGACACCGATTTCGTGACGCATAGAAAACTAAATGCCAGGATGAATGAGATTGTCCTCCCTGAAGAGGATGATGACTTCGAATCATTCGACGATGAACGAGTGGAGGAAGTAGATGAGCGACCTCGCTTTGAAATCGATTTCGACGATTGATACCCATATGGCACAACTAATGGAAAACACCATGTCGACAGAGACTCCTGCGAAGATCGAGTACTCCGTGAATGACGATGGCGTCACGCACATCAACGTCTATACGCGCGGAGCCACCGTCCTGGGACGCCAGCTGAGCAACCTCAGTGAGTGCAATATCGAACACCCGTACTTCGGTCACTTCCGTACACTGGAAGGACTGTGGTACTACATGAAGACCAACTTCCTCGACGACGAGTTCCGTATCCTCAAAGGGATGAAAGCGCGCGAGAAAGGCAAGGTCATGCCGAGCAAGCATTACCCACTGTTCAACAAGATGTTCAAGTTGGGCATGTTGGAAAAACTGGATCGTAATCCGACGCTACAAGAGCAGCTGAAGAGCAACGACCTACCGCTGGCACACTACTACGTGTACGGCGAGCGGATCCATACCCTGAACCATCATCAATGGCAGTTGGATTACTGGCAACTCCTGCGCACTGCGCTGGTGAACGTCGGTACACTGACCACCATCCGGAAAGAACTCAATGACGAGATCGAGTTCCATCTGAACAACCCGGAAGGTATGATGGCCCGTCAGGCTAACGACGCCGAATGATGACATGGGGACTTCGGTCCCCATTCATTACCTTTTATTTTTTCTTTGTCGAGGTCGATCATGTCACTGATCTCTTCTCCACTGTTTAAGTCGGATGCTACGGAGAACCTAGAAGCCGTCGATGCATACGACATCAGCAATACACGACCAATCAATAAGCTCTTCGATGCCGCTAAAGGTATCGGCAATAAGCTCATTGATCGGGCTGGCGGTGTACGTGGTATTGCCAACGGTATCCAGGCTATTGCTCAAGCCAAAGCGTCTGGTCTGAGTGGCCGTCAATTACTCGAACAAGGATTGAGTGTCTTTGGTACTTCTTCGGCAGGTATCATCCGGACTGCTGGGGACAGCATCCTCGGTAAAGCTGGTGCATTCCTTGAACTTAAACCTGAGACCATCGGGAAGATCAAGAGTGCGACCAATCAGGTGGCCAACCAGATCATGTACGGCGATCCGTCCGATATCTCCAACTACGGTGAATTGGCGGGTTTGATTGGATCGCTCACCGGTAACGATGAGATTGCAGAATACATCAATATCGGTTACGAGGCGGCTGTATGGGGTGCTGTCCTGACGGAGAGTATCGAATATGGGTCGAGTTACTACATCGGTGATGTGAAACAGTACATCGATCCTACCGTCTATCGTCAGGCTCTTCTCTACAGTGTTCCGGCGGTGGCATCATCTGGGGATATGACTGCCCTTGATCAATTGCTTGACCAGTTGAATCCGGATGAGATCATGGCAGAGAAATCCGATTTCGTGAGGACGTTCCTTAGTCGGTACACTCTTCCTTCTCCGCTGACCGCTAGTCTTGAAGGGTACTCTGACGATCTCTACAACAAGATGGCACAGTTGGATTCTCGCTGGTACTTGTACAGCTTAGAAGGTACTGACATCATAGACCTCGGTAACATGATTTCAATCAGTGAAGATGGTAAGAAGGTTCTGCAGCTTCATCAGGAACTAGGCCCTTGGGTTCAGTTAGCCCCAGAGTACGCTGAGAAAACAGTTGGCGAACTCATTCGTGAGCAGTTTCCTCTTCTTGTCCAGACGACAACATAAAGGGAGGGGCAACCGCCCCTCCCCTATGCCGTTATCGACGGTCGGTCGCCATGGAGAATGCTTTCACCACTTCACCAAACAGGGTTTCCCCTGCCCACATGGCAGCACGTTCTGGCGAATAACTGTCATCGAAGGCCGCTTGCTGACGCGCGAGTCGAACAGCCCACTTACGCATACCGTTGATCTCAGCTTCCAGCGGAATGCCTGCCAGAATCGACAAGTAATCCGTGTAGTTGTTATCGTCGTCGTAAGTAGAGCCTAGCAGGGCGGATGCGATGGCTACACCGTTTTCACCAGCATTGCTAGGGGATCCACCAGCCAACCAACCAGACGCTGCACCCACACCGTAACCAGCCGCCTGAATAACACGGTCGGACAGTTCGTACGATGGGTTGAGCGGCATGTTGATTGCGTTAGTGAGGTCGAGTAGACCCAACTGGATATCCACACCAAGGAACCCGCCACTGTTATTCCAGCCGATATCACCTACACCCCGTGTCATGCTCAGGCTTTCTACCATCGCTAGACGAGAGTGCGCTCGACCTTGAGCGAAGTATTCGATCAGGAATGGGGCGGTGTGCGACTGCTTACCCGTGGCCAATGGAACAGACATGGCAAAGAAGCAGCACATCGGAAGGATCAAGTTCTGGAGTCTTGACAGTGGATCTCCATACGGGGACCTCAGCGGGATGTTCAATGTCAGCTTGTTGAAATCGCAACTCGAGCTGTCCCAGACCTTTGGGATGTCCACGAAAGCTGAGCCTGCCAACTGAGCAAGTCCCTGGACACCGAACCCTTGAGCAGCGCCCATGGCAAAGTCTTTGAAGCTGTCGACCACCGCACTTACTGCACCAGTACTATCAAGGTTTCCGTCAAACATACTGAAACGAGTTTCTCGAGCAGTGGCTGAGATGTTGTTGATCGTCCCACTGATGCTGGGCTCCTTAGCAGAGTTGTTAAACGACTCTGTCTGAGTGCCCGTGAAGTCAACTCTCACAGAAAGGAACTCAGAGCCCATACGGCGTTCGGAATCGAACGCATTGACGAAACGGTCAATGACTCCACTGTCAACCCGCTGTACACGTTCCATGCTGGTGTTGTCGGTGGAGACGTTACCTTCATCGTCAGTTGTAGGCTCCTTCTCCATCTTACCCAGCATTTCGCTCTTCCTCCACATGTTGACATAGTCTTCATAGGTGGAAGTGGCTTTGGCAGCAATACCGTAGACGTTTTCCATGTCCTGACCGTAGAGCCGCTTCTTGAACGCGTCACGAACTTCATCACGGGATGTCAGGTTGTTCAACTCATCACTGAGCATGTCACGACGCATATTGACTAGCAGCTGACCCCGTTGAGCCACAGCGAACACGTCGATACCACCGTTCTTACGGTAGATCGATGGAATGATCTTGTGGTAGGCATTTACGTCCAACTGACTAATGCCGGTGTCAGGTTCATGAAGAGGACGGTTACCTTCGTAGATCGGTCGTGGCATGATACCCATAGTGGCCGCAATACCGTTCACCATCGACGACACCGCTGACCAATACGGTAACATAGAGTGTTTCAGGTAATAGTACTTACTGGCAGGGCGTCGCAGGAAGAACTTCATCGCCTTACCAGCGAAGATAAACGGCATCGCCGGGATGGTGGCTACAGAACCTAACGTCCAACCCAAGGTGTAGAAGAACCCTGGTGCACGACCCTGACGGGCCATGGAAGCGGCCGGAACTGAATAGTAGTTCGCATAGAACGACGTCAGGCTGTTAAACTGGGGATAGCCCATCCGGAAGTGAACGACTTGCATGTTGTCGTCGTACTTCTCTGAATAGACTCGACCCATGCCGTTTGAACGGTTGGCACTGGTCGTGTTAGAACGGGAGATGTCCGGGATCAGGATACTGTCCCCTCGACCGTTCTTACTGGAATAGACGTTATGCTTCAAATCAGCATAGCGTGTGAATTGGCAAAGTGGGTTGATAACGAAGTTACCACCGAGCGTGGTGTCGGTAGCCTTCTGCATGGATGTCGAGTAAATGCGGTTGACGATGGCTGAGTTACCACCTTCGACATTTTCACTGGACAGCCAGAAAGCCGATTTCACCCACTTATCGTCGAGAACTGTACTCATGACTGACCTCTGATGAAAATAAAGATGGGAGGGTTGCCCCTCCCATCTATGGTTACACGCGACCTACCGAGACAGTGCTCTTGGCGGCCGGGCGTGGAGCGCTGGTAGATGGGGTAAACGCTTTAGCGGCGTTAGCTTGCATGTCTTTAGTGACAGCATCCGCGTTCGGCATTTCCATAACACCTGCTTTCAACAACCCGACCATGGTCACCAGCTGTTCAAGCTGGGACTCGTTCACACTGATCAGACGACCTACGCCTTTGTCCAGTCCCCCGAAGGTTTCTGTTGTGGCTTTGGTCTGTGCCGAACTCTGAGTATCCGCTGTACGCGCTGACACTGCCATCGGAGCGGCAGTGTTCTGTACTTGACGCTCTTCTGCTTTCTCCGCGACATTCTCAGTCGACGCAGGCGCAGTTGCATCTGCCACAGTATTTGCACTAGCGGTGCTTACGGTTGGGGTATCGCTAGCCGGTTTGACCATCGACGGAGTTTCAGTCGTAGTCGTATCGGCCACTACCGTGTCACCACTGGCGGTCTCAGCTGTCGGTTCGATCGTACTACCACCACCCTTCAGCGTGGCAGCAATTTGTTGCGCATCTGATTTACGATGTTTCTTCAATTTGTTATTGAAGTCTTCGTAAACGGCTGCGACGGTGCGGGGTCTTCCGTTTCCGTCGTAGAAGATGGCTTTGTTGGCATTGGCTTGGTCGCTGGACACATGGCTGATTGCCGGATCTCCCGGAGGAGCTTTAACGAAGCGCTTAGCGCCACTTGGACCGAGGAAGTGAGCCAGATAAACGTCGGTATCTGTAACGGCACGGTTAGCACCTTCTCCAACGATGTCAATGTTCTCACGGATATACTCGAGCCCTAGCAGGGCATTAGCCCGTGGATCCATCTGGGTAGTATTTGGATTGATACCGTATTTGGCACCATACTTACCCATTAGGTAATCCCAGGTTCCGTTAATCACCTGGTAATATCCAGCTGCTGATGACAGGTACCGCTGTTCCTTCTTAGACCACGGCCTTGCCGCTGGACGGTAGTTAGATTCGACACCGGCAATACTAGACGCCAATGCAGGATCCACACCAACCATGTTTGCCGCAGCAATGATGGTATCGCGGTTATTTTCCCATCCATCTCCTTTCGGTTGAGGGATGTCATTGATGTTACCACCTGTGCCGCCACCTGGGTGGTTGACAGGAGCGGCAGCCGGGAACGCAGTAGCGCCAGTAGCAGTTGAGGTATTGACAGATTGACCATTAACCGAGGTTGCCCCCTGCTGCGCTGCCTTACTGTCACTACTGAACCACCCCTTGACTTTACCCCATAGTCCACCACTCTCTTCCTTATTACTCGGCTCGCCGTTACCACTACCCGCTGTTGCGTTAGCTGACGGGTTGGTAGCAGACTCAGGTTTCGTTTTCTGAGTAGGGTCTTCCTCAATGAACTCGCCGTCCTTACCACGTACACGTCCTTTACTCTGACCCGAGGGTTCAGTCAGGGTTTTATCCTTGACCTTCAGAGATAGCGCGTAGAGGGCGTCTTTAACCGTGTTTTGGTTATCGTTCATGAAGTAGCCGCTCCATGGCGACTCACCGATGTCCCAAACCGAAATACCCGCAGCGTCTTTCGTGTTGACAATCGCTCGCAGGACTTCAAGAAGCTCATTGGGTTTCAGTCGAACGGCTGCTTCCGCAGCGTCGATATTTGCCCTAGCACGCACTTCAGTACAGTACGCCAAGAACACCGGAGTAAAACGACGATGGAACCACACGTAGAACGCATCGATATCCTTACCGATGGGTGCGAAGATCTTCTCTGCTGCCGTGTACGCCGCATTGGTATCTTTCAAGGTAGCTTGACCAGCCGCATCGTACGTCACCATAGGGAAACAAATCGCTTCCAGATGACTCAGATGCCCTACCTTGATTTCAGCCATGTCCATCAAACCGTAAATACGATAACGAACAGGCTTGCCATCGTCCAGACCAGTATCACGATCCTTCATGGTAGCAGCGTACGTTCCAGCCATCGCCGCTGCGGCAGCTGCCACACCGGTACCGCCCATCGCGGCAGAAGACTTCTGGAGGTTTTCGGCGACTGCTGTTGTAGATCCCTTACCGCCACCCGTGTAGTTCTTACCACTGGCGTCTCGTTCCGTCTGTTTAGCACTACTGGACACAACAGCACCCACGGCACTAGCGCCAATCGCAGCGGCAGCACCAGCCTCAATAGAGGCACGTGTCTTATCAGCATGAACTTCAGCTGCAGACTTACCCTTATTCTTTTCCTTCTCAGCCGCTTCCTTGATCAGCTTACGAGCATCATCTACAGTGTCTTCTACATCACCGGCATCCATTTCGAGATCATCCTCGAACGGACCAGCCATCATGTTGAACATATCGGACCGATCTTTCATTGCGACCTTGTCCAGGAACCCGAGAGCCACATCACCGGTAAGCTTAGAGTCGATCTGACTGAGGTCTGAATTCTTGGTCAGGGCATGATAGTTCGATAGATGGGTGGTAAACACTGGAGAGAAACGAGTCTCGATGTACTTGATCGTGGATTGTAGGAGTCCGTTCTCTTCCCACGGGGCGTCCATGTTGATGTTAAAGATCTCTCCAACTTTGGGCATGTCCAAAGATTTGATATTCACCGTAGCTTTCCCATCCGAGTCGACAGCGGTGATATCTTGGAAGAGCTTCTCGAGCTGCATGATGCGTTTGTAGTTATCGGTATCGGGCCGAGGCTTAATACCATACTGCGCCATCCTGACACGAGACAATGGTGGAAGCTCATCACGGGACAGGTTGTAGATGAGGGCAGCACCAGCCGCGACTGTCAGAACAGCTCCACCTACAAGTAGTACGGGTGCACTGACCAGACCAGCAGCGCCGACAAGAGCACCGATCGCCATCCTTCCCGCCGTACCTGCCACCATCCTGGTGACCGGATTAGACAGAACTCGACCGGCCAGACCAAGCGTTCCTCTGCCCAGTTTCCATGCCAGTTTAGTCCCGCCCCAGGCAGCACGACCCAGTAGGCCAACACCCTTACCGCCCAACTTCACAGCTTTACCAAACCTACCCAGCTTATCGAGCTGTCGTCCGCCCCAGTTAGTCAGTTTACCCAACTTACCTTTGCGCTTGGCTCGACGCTTGTCTTTACGACTCTTGCGATCACCCTCATCGCCACCTCCTCCGAAGAAGTCGCCAATCGAATCCATGATCCCGCCGCTGCTTTCGCCATCTTCTCCGTCTGCGCCATTCCTGCCCAGTAGACTAGCCAACCCAGCAAGAGCACCGCCTTTACCAAAGAGACCTGCGACTTGATCGTATTTCCCTTTGGCTTTTTCCTTGGCATCGTTCATCAGTTCTTTACGGCGTGCGAACATATCGAGGTAGGAACCCTTCCGGACTTTCTCGACTGTCACTTCCTTAAGCGTCTGATACTGAAGCTGGGTGCTACGGATAGCCAGTGTCAGCATGTCTTCTTCATGATTACCAGTCAGTTCGGAGGTGATGTCATCCCCTGCCTTACCGCCGGTGAAGAACTTCATGAGACGCTTGAGACGTGGCTTAAACTTACGACCCTCGGATTTAGTCTTGTCGACAAGGTCAGAGGCCTTTTTCGAGGCGTAGGCAGAAGCACCACCGTGAAGACGGATATCCGTATCAAGCGCCTTGGCGCGGCTCTTCACGTCGTTGATCATGCCAGACGTGTACTGTCCGGCACTACTGGTTTTGAACTTGGCGTACTTCTCAGCAAAGGAAGCTTTGATCTTACCGGTGTTGTCGGCAATGACCCCGTTGCTCATGATATCTTCGTAATACGCCACCACCTTACCCCTGGTATCGGTGACGTTACTCTGAATATCATCCCAGACCTTGATGGTCTTCCCAGTTGCTTCATCCTTATAGTGACCAGCCTTCAGCTTCCATTCCTGGAGGGTAGGATGATCCATGCCCATAATCCAAAGATCTTGAGCGTGGGCTTTTGCTTTCTTGTACGTGTCTTTTCCTTTACCTGCATATTTACGAGCAGTTTCGGACAGACTACCCTTGTATTTGGACCAGTCAACTTTAACACGTTCTCCGGTACTTCCAGTCGGATAACCCATCTCTTTAAGGAGTTCGACTGTCTGAGCATGGAAATCACGGGATTCACGCAGGATGGTGATCAGGGTGCTCTTATCGCCTAGGAATTGCTCGAGTCCCTGGCCTGTTTGATTTCCTTTGCGCCGGTTAGAAACCATATCGTCAGTTCGACGAGCACGATCGGAGCCAGTATTACGGTAGTCAGTAGTCCCTTGATTATTATCCCCACCCCGAGGAGTGTGATCAGAAGCATTCGACCCACCTTTCGAAGCTCCTCCCTTACCTTCATCGTTGTCATCATCGAAAATGGTACTCCAGAACTTGTTTGGGTTGATGTTATCCTGGCGACTATCCTTATTGCGTTCAACATAACCCAACTTGCGCATCACATCCATTCCAAACACGTCACTAAGGACGCGTACGCGATCCCCCATGGCAGGTACCATGCTGGTCATGTTCAGGAACTTATCACGGATGTCGTTAAAACGAGCGTCGCCCTCGGTGGACGAACTGATCGGTTTTCCATCTTCGTCGATATTGAAGGTATCTTGAATCAGTGCTACAATCTCATCAATGACGTCGTCAGATTCACCAGGGTAGCTGGTTCGTTGTGCAAGGCGAGCTGGAACCAAGTCATTGCCGTTGGCAATTTCTTCCAGGATCTTCTGTTTAAGGACACGTTGTGCGCGTCCAGACATGGTATCTCCACCGATTTCTTTCATGAAGTTATCGGCGGCCCCTCTCAATGACTCACGCTCAGATCGACTGATGATCTGGCGACTAACATCTTTCAGATGGTCTTTCTCGGAAGTGAACCCGCCACGCACCACGTTAAAGACTTGCTTTTCGCTGTCCTTATCACCAGTTACAGCGATACGGGTCCAGTGGGCGATCTCCGACAGGTAACCTGGAATGATCTCAATCAGAGACCGACGCGATAGCTTGTCAAAGGTCGCCATCTCGTCAAGACGATCCGGTGATGTGATCCCGGTACCGGTCTCCATCTGGAACTTCGGAAGGAAGTCCTTGAACATCTGTGTGGCTACACCTCGCCATGTCGACTTATCCTTAGTCTCAGACTTAGCGTATTCATTCACACGCTGTGGAAGACCTGTGAACATGCCACGAAGCTTTTCGCCACCCTTGGCGATGGCTTTGTTCTTCTGGAGAAGTGGGGACAAATGCAAAGACGCATAATCCCGAACAGTCGACCCGATTGTCGACCCCAGAAGACGACCTCCCATCTCATGTTTATCGATGCCATCCATGCCACCAGCCATGGCCTGGGCTTCGCTGATAGGGTTCAGAATACCTTGAACCATACCCGAGACGTTGTCCAATACCTGTTTACCGTAGTTGGCGGTAAAGTTACTGACGGTGTTAAGTCCAGCCCCCATGAGACGCTGTCTGGCCAGCTGACCAAACATCTCACTGCCCCGGATCTTCACTGCTTCAGGGAGAGCGGTGTTGTGACGAATCTTCTCGAGAATCTGACTGTGTTTCGCCATGCTCTCGGACATAATTTCCGTCAGCTGCCGAGTCGATGCATACTGACGATACGTCAGCTCAAGCATCTTCTGCTGATAACGTGCAGTGACCTTATCCTGGTAGCCGACCAGACGGGCCATGCTACGGTTGATAGAGGTCAGTGCCTGGATGTTAGACTTGAAACGGGCTTGTTCTAGTGCCTTAGCTTCAAGTTTATCCACATCGTCTTTCTGGGCACGAGTCTCATCCGCCAGACCCCGAGCACGGAAGATCTCGGTGAGGGCAGCGATATCGCTTTCTTCTTGCTCTCGGCGAATCTGGTCAGCGGACTTGGCACGATATTCATCGTGGTCTTCAAGTGCGCTGTTGAGCCGATCGGCCAGCTTCTTCGGCAGGACACGATTACCCACCGATTGCATCGCTTTACGACCAAAGCCTTTACTACCTCTGATCAAGTCTCCTTGCTCAGAAGCGACCTTATCGTATAGTGATCGTGCATCAGAAGCGACGTTCTCAATCGTGTCTGCAGCCAGGCCATAGCCCGACGGTAATGCCATCGACAAAGCTTTGCGTACGCCGGAGACACTGACGATTTCATCTTTGGCCCCCATGAGGGCACCAGAGGTGATCCTCTGAACGGGAGATCTCGACTTGTCATCAACTGGATCATTGTCATTCCATTCAGGGACGTCAAAATCAAAATCATCCAAGTCGATGTTGTCGAGATCCGTATCGCCTTTCTTTGCCATCGGAATTCTCCATTTAGGCTTAAAATACTAAGTCTCTCTCATACCAACTGCCTCAAAACGGCACTCTTAATAAATAGGATGTCATCATGAACTACGCTGAAGTGCCAGCCAAGGTCTGGCCGATGGTCTTGACCAAGGAGCGGGTGAGAGGTCTCATCCCGGTAACCAGTCTGGACATCTACGATGGTGCCAGTAGTGAGTTCCACGATGAAGGACTGTACTCCACCAAGATCTTTGGACGAGTGGGTTCCGATGAGCGAGATACCACCTTCTCTTACATCAACCTGAAAGTCCAGATTTTCCACCCGAAGATCTTCCGTGATCTGATGAGTCTCAAGTCTATCTATAAAGAGATCATCACTGGTCGTGCGACTGCCATCTTTGATCCAGTGACCAAAGACTTTGTGGCGGACGTCGGTGACAAGGCTGAAACAGGCTACAGTTTCTTCGTTCGGCACTTCCATGAAATGGAGTTCCGTAAGAGTAAATCCCCGACTCGTCAGATCCGCGTTGAGTTCATCAACCAATGGCGTAAGGATGCTCTGACTCAGTACATTCCTGTATTGCCAGCCGGTGTACGTGACATCGAAATCAATGACAACGGTGTTGCCACGAAGAACGAGATTCACGATCTCTATTACCGCGCACTGTCCATCTCGAACACCATTCCAGTGACCCGCGACATGGAGTCTCCTGCATTCGACATCGCTCGTAATGCTCTCACCAACACCATGTTGCAGATCTACGAACTGATCGAAGGCATGCTGGCTGGTAAGAACGGCTTCATCCTGGACAAGTGGGCATCTCGCCGTGTGACGTACGGTACTCGAAACGTTCTGACCGTAATGGATACGTCCATTGCCAACCTGAACGATTCAAACGCCCCTGGCTTCGACAGCACCACACTCGGCCTGTTCCAGGTGATCAAAGGACTTACGCCTGTCACGATCCATCATCTGCGCAAAACTTTCGGCCATTTGATCCAGGCTGGCGAAGGGCAGGCTCAGTTGATCGATAAACAGACACTGCGTCCTACATGGGTCAGTCTCTCTCCGGAAGCACGGGACACCTGGACAACTCGCGATGGCTTGCAGTCGGTAATCGACCGTTACCAGATGGTTGACATGCGTCACCGTCCGATTGAGATTGAAGGCCATTACCTGGCCCTCATCTATAAGGGTGACGACGATACCTTCAAGATCTTCTTTGATCTGCATGAGATGCCTGCTCACCTCAACCGTGACCACGTCCATCCGATCAATCTTGTCGAACTACTTTATCTCTGCGGCTACCAATCGTGGAACAAGTACTTCGCTCAGATCTGTCGTTACCCCATCACTGGCCTGGGTTCCAACTACCCGAGTCGTGTGTATGTGAAGACGACTGTGGTCGGTGAACGTCGTGTGGAACTGGACGACAACTGGGAACCTCATCAGGATCCTGAGTATGTGGCTCAGGAGTTCCCGATGACGGGTTCGACTTCTTATATGGACACGCAGTCTCCTCATTCCACCAAGCTCGTTGGCTTGGGTGCGGACTTCGACGGTGACACCGGTAGCGCCACACTGGTCATGTCCAAAGAAGCCCTGACGGAAAACGATCGGGTTCTTCGTTCGCGGCAACATTGGATTGATGCAGGTGGTAACCTGACATCGTCTTACGACTACGACACGCTGAAGTACGTAGTGACTAACCTCACTGGTCGCTTCAAGCACAACCAGAGCAAACAGTCGGCTGGTTAACAGCCTGATGGAGATCTCACAATGTCTGTAATGCTCATGTACGAGCGTTTCGAGAAACTCTTTGGGATTCGTCGCCTTGGGGGTCTTGAAAACCCCAAGGTACGCCCATTGGCTCGACTCGCACTGCCACGTGGCAGTGTCTATCACTACATGCCGCTGACTGAGACTGAACTCGGCCCTGGTACAGATAGTCCTGTCATTCAGGCAGCCCAGCGGCTGGTCTTCATCGACCACGTCAGCGACCTCCTTGTCAAGGAAGGTAACCCACGCCCGACGTATCGCCTGATTGGCCCCATGCAGCAAGAATACCGTCGTCAGAACATGATGGTACGTCCAATGCGTGACTACGATCAGGCGACGAAAGAACTGACGAACATGGTGGTTGTGAACTACGCCATGGTCGGTCACATGTACAAGTACCAGCGTTCTGCTCTGAGTCGTTGGTGGAACTGGAAGAACCTTCGCTCCACCATGTGGGAGAAGTTCAATCAGCTCAAGACTCAGAATGAGCGCCATCACCTGATCGTAATGGATCTCCCCGCTACATTGCCAGCCCTCAGTGATCTGCGTAAAGCTGAGAGAGGTATGACCCCGATGCTGATGAAAGTATTCAGTACGCGTGAGCGTCTGGATCTTCTTGATATCTGGTGCTGGCTGGGTGATCAACGCAGTCGTACGCCGATGGCTCGACTGGATGAATCCCGTCTGAGCGAGATTGACCTTGTCATTCGTCGTGAAGCGGGTGTAATCACGATTAACCTCGGTCTACTCAACAGCTGGCGTAAAGAGGGTGCCGGTGTCTCGATGGAAGCTTTGACTTCCACCGAACCAGAAGTGGAGTTTGATTTCGAGCTGGAGTTTGCTCGTTATCTGTCCATGGAAAGTCTGGCCGACGACAGCCTAGATGACGACATGTATCCGTCGATGGAAAACGCCAATGGCCTCGATCCGAAAGTCATCCAAGTCCGCTTCCTCCGTATGTTGTCTCGAGTAATCGAACAGACTAATCCGGCAGTAGGCGGTGCCCAAGACAATGGAGATTTCGATGAACCCTCCGAAGATCAATCTGAAATCGACAAGCAGACCGAAAAGGCTGACGCTGATCAAGATGAAGCTGTACTGGCTGCTACCGGTGCTGACGAACTTCTGGTAGAGGAAGAAGAAGACCTCTCCGAAGAACTGGATGAACCAGGCGATTCCCCTGGCGATATTGAGATCACTGACGAAGACGGTGAGCTGGTTATTGAGACCAATCAAACTGCTCCAGCAGAGTCCTCGATCCAAGCTGTTTCCAGTAACCTTGTCGAACACACCCTGACCAGTAACATTCAGGAGAAGATCGACGAGCTGACTGACAAAGACCTCATGACCGCTGGTCAGTATCGTCGCATGCAGCGTCTGGCAACGTCGTATCAGACCATGGCAAACCCATGGGACAAGTCTGTTACCATCGGTGAGTCGTTGGATATCTCGGAGGAAGATCTGCTCATCGCCGAGGGAGAGGCCTATCCCGACATGGAATCGGTACGGGATAAATCGATGCTGCAATCGACTGTCGAGAAGATGGACAGTCAGTACATCGAAAAGGTGATGAAGAAAGATATCCTGAATTCTGTTATGTCCATGCAGAAAGCAGGTATTGCTGTCACGGGTTATGACATCGAAGTGGTCAAAGACGCGGTCAGTCATTACGAAGTTCACCGGGTACAATTGACCCCGGTCACTGGCAAACCTTCGACTATCACTTTCCGAGTGCCGGTCGTGGATAAGCGGGGTGTTTACACCTCCAACGGCCAGCGTTATCGGATGCGTACCCAGAAAGGCGACATCCCGATTCGGAAGGTGAGTCCTATCCGAGTGGCGTTGACATCCTACTACAGTAAGTTGTTTGTAGAGCGTTCTCAGCGTGCGGTCTTCAACTACGATAACTGGGTAGGAAAGCAGATTGTTGCCAAGGGACAAAACCCTCAGGACGATAGCATCCATAACGTGAAGATTGCGGATGTGGCAGACCACACGCTGGATCTGCCGACTATCTACTCGGTGATCGGTAGTCGAGTGATGGCGTTCCGTACAGCGCAGGATCATTTCTGGTTCGACTACAAGAACCGGAACCGGTATAAGGTCTTCGACATGGCTGTGGTAGAAGCCATCGAGAAGCAAAACCCGGAGATGGTGGTCTGTGCTCGTCGGGACAGTCGTTACATTGCAGTGGACAAGTCGGACATGTTCTACATCGTCGAGCCGACGACCGGAGCTGTCACTGAACTGGGCCAGATCGAAGACATACTGGGTCTACAGCGTGATAAGGCGCCGGTGGGCATGGCCGAGGTCAGTATCTTCGGCAAGGTAATTCCTGTCGGTATGGCATTGGGTTATATGCTGGGTCTTGACAAGCTGCTCGAGATGACGAAAGTCCGTTATCGTGCAGTTCCTGTCGGTACTCGGGTTCAGATGTCGGACGATGAGTACGCAATCAAGTTCCTGGATGAAACACTGATCCTGGAAAAGAGTGATGTGCTCGGTAGTCTGATCTTCAGTGGGTACACGTTCTACCACAAGCAGATCCGCAATTACAGTCGACACAGCTACAACACCAAGGACGTATACTTCACGATCTTGGAAGCGAACAACGTCGGCCTGCGGTACATGCGTGAGCTAGATCTGATGAACGCCATGTGGGTCGATCCCATCACCAAAGGCGTGTTGGAATGGATGAAAGAACCGACCGAGTTTATCCCTCTGTTGGTTCGGGCCTGCGAACTACTGGTCACCCGTTATGTCCCCCAGCGTGTCGAAGGTGCGGATGGATTGGTGGAAGGGCAGGAGCGTGCTAAAGGGTACGAACGTATCCCAGGTGCGATCTACGGTGAACTCGTCAGGGCAATCCGTGTCTACAACTCCCGCAGTGCATCTGTCAACTCTCAGGTGAGTATGAATCCCCATGACGTCTGGACGAACATCGTTCAAGACCCGGCCTCGGCTATCGTGGATGATATCAACCCGATCCAGAACCTGAAGCAGAAAGAGATCATTACCTACGGTGGCCGTGGTGGCCGCAGTGGTCGGTCGATGACTGCGGAAGCACGTCTGTATAAGGAAAGTGATATCGGCTTCATTTCGGAAAGTACGGTGGACTCTGGAGACGTGGCGGTAATCACTTACATGTCACCGAATGCCAACATCGCCTCGGTACGTGGAACGATCCGTCAATTCGACAAAGAGAAAGATGGCGCAAGCTCTCTGGTATCGACGTCGGCACTGATCAGTCCATTCGCCGACCGCGATGACCCGAAACGTGTGAACTTCATCGGTATCCAGCAGTCCCACGTGATTGCAGCTGAAGGCTATCGTGAATCCCCGGTCTCGACCGGTTATGATCATGTCTTGGCCCACCGTGTGGATGAGATCTTTGCTGTGCCTGCTGAGAAGGATG